GTGTTGGTCTTTTATGGAGATGATTCATAGTAGATCATACACCTATGTGATTAAGAATGTATATGCAGATCCTTCTGAAGTATTTGATACTATTATCAATGACCCACGTATTCTAGAACGTGCTGCTACAGTTACGGGTTCCTATGATGACTTCTTGAATGAAGCACAGCAGTGGGGTCAAAGTAGACTTTGGGCAGATAGTAGAGACTTGGAAACTTCTTTACCTGCTCTTGAAATGAAAGAGGTAAAACGCAAACTTTATCGTGCAGTAGCTAATGTCAACATCTTGGAAGGTATTCGTTTTTATGTATCTTTTGCTTGCTCTTTCGCTTTCGGTGAACTCAAACTCATGGAGGGATCAGCAAAAATTATATCACTCATCGCCAGAGATGAGAACCAACATCTTGCCATCACTCAAAATATTTTAAACAATTGGAGAAAGGGTGATGACCCAGAGATGCAAGTCATAGCAAAGGAAGAAGAGGAATGGACCTATCAAATGTTTGATAAATGCGTGAATGAAGAGAAGAAGTGGGCAGATTACTTGTTTAAGAATGGTAGTATGATTGGATTAAATGATAAGTTACTTCAGCAGTATGTTGAGTGGGTTGCAAATCGCAGATTAAGGTCTATCGGATTGAAACCTTTATATGATATACCAGCAAAGAACAATCCACTTCCTTGGACAGAGCATTGGATTAGTTCTAAGGGTCTACAGGTAGCACCACAGGAGACAGAAGTTGAGTCATATGTTGTGGGGGGAATCAAACAAGATGTCAAAAAGGACACATTTAGTGGGTTTAAATTATAGTTTGTGATTAAATAGTGGAAAGTGTATGAGACCTTCTCCACCTTTCCCATCGCATCCTGAATACATGAATGGTAGATTAAAAAAGATAGATATGACTGCAAGACTTGATCAAATGAAAGCAGGTCTTGCAAATCATAGTTGGTATCCTGAATGGGATGCACGTCAAAGAGGGGCAGCTCAACGTATTCTAAATAATGCATTGGATGTCCTTGATGAGTATGACTATTAAGTATGAAAATCCTTGGAGATATAATCGAAAAGTATTTGAATCAACTGATATAGGAGACTATTATGGATTTGTATATAGTATCCTAAATAATAAAAACGGAAGAGAATATATTGGACGTAAATACTTCTGGCAATTTAGAACACCAAAAGGAAAGAAACGGAAAGTTAAATCCGAATCCGATTGGAAGAAGTACTATGGGTCTTGTCCAGAACTTAAAGAAGAGATTGGGAAGATGGGCAGAGAAAATTTTAGTCGAACTATCCTATCATTACATCATACAAAGGGCAAAACAAACTTCGAGGAAACCAGACAACTCTTTGCACACGGAGTTCTTACAGAGCAACTTGACGACGGAACACCAAAGTTCTATAATAGTAACATCCTCTCAAGATACTTCAGAAAAGATTATTATGGAACCGAAAACAACTGAAGATATCATTGCACATGTAAGAGAGTGGGCAATTGATAAAATAGATGAAGCAGAACTTTGTGGAGAAAAGATTGCATTATATGAGGAGTTTGGTGAATGGATTGACCTTGAGGATATGGATGAATTGGAGATCGTGTCATTAGAAGAAGACCTAGATGAGGAAGGGGGTTGACAAGGGTTGACAGAGGTGGTATATTATATTTGTTGAGTTGACGAACCCAACACGGGAGTGACTGAATAAACTTGCTGGCATAAGGCTGGTTAAGGTGATGTGTCAGGCGTGGTGGCCGCTGGAGGAGTCTCCAGAATCGATTTACCAATCGGGACATATACAGTGTGGTAAAAATCTACTCAATGTAGCAATGCCCCTCACTTGTAGGTATTACATTTAATCCTACCTCCCACCCCAATATTTTTTAGATAGATGAGATTTAAAGCATTAGTCTTTGTTAGATTAAGAGGTTCTGTGTCTGATGCTGCTGGTAACGCAGTAATGAAAAATACTCATTTAGTTGCTCCTCTTCTTGAACCACATCTATTAAGGATTGGTAAGTGTATTGATTTTTGGTTTAATGCAGAGAGTGAAGAGATAGCAAGAGAACAAATGGATCTTCTTTCTGATAGGATGCTTGCTAATACTGTGATAGAAGATTGGGAGTATACACTAGAGGAAACCGAAGAGACTGGTATAGGAAATATATCAAATGATAATGCTGGCACTTCAAAGCATCATTTGTTCGGAGACTAAAATGGAAAAAGAAAAAAGACCTTGGGGACATTATATTGTTACTGACCAAGGCAATAGATATAAAGTTAAGAGTATTCATGTAGATGCTGGTGCAAGTCTTTCTCTGCAGAAGCATTATCATAGAGCAGAGCATTGGGTTGTAGTAGAGGGAACTGCCAAGGTAGAAGTGGATGGTAAAGAAACCTTAATATATGAGAACCAAAGCACCTATATACCATTAGGAGCAGTTCATAGATTATCTAATCCAGGCAAAGTTCCATTAAGGATAGTTGAAGTATCAAGTGGATCTTATCTAGGAGAAGATGATATAGAGAGATACGAAGATAATTATGGACGTTTAGATCAAGAACAATGTTAAGTGTAAGATGTAAAGAGTGTAATACAGAACTCACTAGTAGTAACAAGACACAAGTGTGCGGTTGTCCGAACATGATGACTATTACTGATGATGCTGTATCTGCAACAGATTTAAAAAGGGTAGTGATAACCCGACTAGATAAGAAGGAAACCGAAGGTCTATCTTCTAATGATCTTCAATGGCAAGAGAAGAGGAGAAAGCGTAAAGTTCGTAAGTTAGACTTTGAAATTAGATAAATAATAATACTCAAATCAACAACTTGTCGTGTAGTTTTAGGCAGGGAGGTTTGAGAGAAGCATTTTAAAAACCGAATGACCGACAGATCTATTGAGTCCGAGCTCAAGGATGTCCACAAGAAGTTAGATGATATTGAAAAGAAACAAGAGATGATGCAAAAATTGTACCAACTTGATAGGGACAAGAGAGCAAAAATGGGGGAAAGACCATCTACTCATATTCATGAGATGATGTAGACATATATATTAACAAATGTTATAATGTGAATGTATAAGCATAAAAATGACGGAAGACACCATCAAACGGATCTGCTATACTAAAGCAGAAATTGATGCAATGATTGCCGAAGCAGTTGAAGAGGCAAGAAGAATAGATGAAGCATCAATGGCAAAACACAATCGAGAAGCAACAATCATTAGTATGATTCTTGGATTTACCTGCCTTGCACTATTCCTTGACGGATTACTTCGCATACTTGGTGTTATTCCACCATTTATGCATCTTGATGTAAATGTTATTGATGCTATTAAGGATCAGGTTGAGACTGACATACTAGATGATGTTATAGATAAGGTAAGACAAGTCCCAATTAAGAGGATACTAAATCGATGAACCCATTGACTGATGTAGTTTTTGTAGCAACGTGGTTTTTTCTTTTAGTATGGGCAGTTCGCACTATTGTTTCAGGATATAGATCCAAGCAGGTGAAAGATTTTAATGCAGGTCGTATATCAGGTGAGTGGACTACTGAAGTAAAGAAACCAATACACCCAGAGATGAAAGATGTCAAACCTGGTACTGAATTATTAGGTGTAAATTTTGAAAAGAAAACAGAATGTGATTTAGAGGAGTATAAAGCTTTACAACAAAGGATAGAAGAGTTAAAATCTGAATTGAAAGATCCTTGGGATGAAGATGATGATGATGGAGATGTCCCCGCACTTACAAACCGATGAGAACACAACGTAAAGAAAACTACTATTATGTCTTTTGGACAGTGGCAATGATAGCATTCATTGTTCCGCAGGTATTCACCGCTTATGCGTACATGAATATCAAAGCACTTCTTGAAAAACCTTTTGAGATAGAGATTGTAGAACCATCCAAAATAAAATTAGGATTATGAAAGAGTTTTTATTTTTCTTATCAAATTTTTTAGACTTCTGGTTCTTACCTTTTGTCATTAGTCTTTTTGTTTCTATTATCATAGAACAGATTTTAAGAGCGAAAGGCAATGCTTATGATCCTGCTGCAGTAAAAAAAGTAGAAACTGCTACTAGAGTTAGAAAGTTTCTATGGAGACAGAATATTATTCTGAACTTTACTTGGTTCCTCTGTTATTTTTTACTACTGATTATGTTGAGATCCACTCCCAATGCACCTATGCCTGATATGATTTGGCAAGGTTAACTATATACTTTACTTAATTTATCACAATGAAAATTTTTCTTGACACTGCTGAAACAGATGTCGTTCGTAAACACTTCAAAAGTGGATTGATTGATGGGTTAACTACAAATCCTACTCTTATACGTAAAAGTGGTAAGAACCATGAGGATGTGTATCAAGAGTTTAAAGATATTGGACTGACAGATATTAGTATGGAAGTGATTGGTAACGCAGAGAATATGATATCTGAAGGTAAGAGATTGCATAAGAAGTTTGGTAAGGTTGCCACAATTAAAGTTCCTTGTACAGTTGATGGACTTACTGCCTGTAAGGAATTATCAAATAATGGTATTAAAGTAAATGTTACTTTAATATTTTCTCAAGCACAGGCAATTCTTTCTGCTAAAGCAGGTGCTACATACGTGTCACCTTTTGTAGGACGTGTAGATGATAATTCTTTTGGTGGATTATGTCTTGTCAAAGATATTGCAAAGGTTTATAATGTACATAGTATACAAACTAAAGTCCTTGCTGCCTCTCTTCGTGGTGTAAGAGATTCTGCTAGAGCATTTGAGTATGGTGCTGACATTGTTACCATGCCTCCAAAAGTTTTTGAGGGTATGTACAAACACATCTTGACTGATGCTGGACTAAAACAGTTTGACATTGATTACGCAGAGAGTATTAAACAATGAAAACCATTACAATTGAAGAGTATGCGAAAGATCCTGATGGTATAATCAGGAGAGTTGAGAATGGTGAAAAGATTGCAGTTACTGATGGAAAGGTAAGTGCGGTCTTGACTCCCTCTGACGAGTATGTTCGCATGCATACTACAGGAGGAAGTGCAGAGTCTTGACTTCCACCTTCTAAACCTTTATAATATAAACGTCCACCTAACAAAGCAATGACGCTTACTACAAAGTTTAAGAAAGACATAAGCACCCTTCGGGCTGCTGCAAATAAGGAAATTTATCTGGATGTAAAAAAACCAAAGTTGTTTAAAAAGGTTAAGAAATATTACGAAAGGGAGGAATTGATACAATTTACTGGCGAACCACTGGAAGATTATGATATACTAATGGAAGTTATAGCAGAAGACCTATCGTAATGACTGTTCTACTTGAAAGATTCCCTTATCGTTATGTTGAGAACGGCACTCTAGAAAACGGTAAACCCGACTATCGTATTCAAAAGATGGATAGTTGGACAAAGAGATACAAGGACATGTATCTATGTGACAATGGTATGCAATTGACCACTGCTATGGAAGATTTTGAATACACCAAATGGCTTGACCCTGCTGGTGTTCCTTGCTACACTAAAGATGAAGCACGGAGTTATTCATGAGCGAAGAGTTCAATCGTATTGCATCAGCACTTGAAAGGATTGCTGATGCACTTGAAAAAAAGTGGCACATTGATATTGATCATGGTCACATTGAAAGTATAGATAATATTGAGCATGCAGATATAGACACTCACCCTCACACATATTAATCATGAGAAAAAGAGATCGAATCTGGACTGCTATCATTGCAACAAAGCAATGGTTTCAAAAACTCTTTGAGAGTGAAGTAGAAGCAGTCGTTGATGATTTTGAAAATAATCCACCACCAGATATAGGAACTCAACCTTACACTGGTGATACTCATGATAAAGGAGATTAATCATGCCTAAAGAAGTAAAGTATGTTCCTGTAGTGGAACCAAAAACAAATTCCTGTGTAGAGTATATTGAACTCGGTAGGATTGTAACACCACAACCAGTATTCAAAAAGGATACTATACGTGTTAGATTATTACAAAGATGTTTGGGTAATCCAGCAGAAACCTTTGATACAGAAAAGAATTGGGAATATGATGTTCCATGGCCAGTAGAAGAGGTTAAGGTTGAGGAAGTAGTTGCAGAGAAGCAACCAGTAAAGAAAAATTTATTACAAAACTTACCTCATAAATAGATATACTAATTTCGGAATAGGAACATGGCAAAAGGAAAGGCAGCAAAGTCTGAATCTGGAGCATCAATGTCTCAATATGATGTTGAAGTAGAAGCAAGATTACAAGCATTAGAAAAAGCAGTTAAAGAAATTTCTGCAAAATGTGATGCAAGAGCATCTGGTGGCGGTGGCGGTAATGGAGAGCGAGTGGACAAGTTAATTGATTGGATGACTAGTGTTCCCGCATTTGCTAATGAAATGCCAGTTCATTATGATGAGGAGACAGGTCTGGACAATCATCATTTAGATTTCTAGATCTGAACACATAATGTATTAAGGAGGGGTTGCATAAACCCCTCTTTTTTTGTATAATTGTAAAAAAGATTTTGTGTAATGATAGGATTTAATGCACTGGGACATCTTGGAAGATTAGGTAATCAGATGTTCCAATTTGCAGCACTTAAAGGCATTGCTAGAAATAGAGGGTATCAATACTGCATTCCTCCATCACAAATGCAAGGAGAATGGAAAGATCATCATCAATATTATAACGCTGTAGGAACTGGTGCAGCACAACATCAATTACTTCAACCATTCAAGTTAAACAATACTAATCAACTTAACTTACAGTTTATTGATCAGGATAGACCAGTAGTTCAAGAAGGAAGTTTTACTTTTAATGAAGATCTATTTAATAACTGTCCTGATTGGGTAAGTATACAAGGATTTTTTCAGACAGAGAAATATTTTAAGCATATAAAAGATGAGATAAAGGGAGACTTTGAGTTTAAGGATGAGATATCATCACCATGTAAGGATATGGTAGCAGAGATAGATGAACCAGTATCATTACATATTCGTAGAACTGATTATATTAGTAACCCAAATCATAGTGCATTGGGACTTGAGTATTATGAGAAAGCATTGAAGCAATTTGATAAGAGATCTACTATTGTTGTCTTCTCTGATGATCCTGATTGGTGTAACGAGCAAGAATTATTTGCTTCTGATAGATTCCTAGTTGCAGAAGAGAATAGTGCTTATGTTGATATGTGTCTGATGACTTTATGTAAGGGACATATCATTGCTAACAGCTCATTCTCTTGGTGGGGTGCATGGTTATCAGATAGTGATCAAGTGGTTGCACCTTCTGGTTGGTTTGCTGGATCTAATAATGAACAAATGGATACGAGTGATATTGTTCCTAGAAATTGGATGGTAATATAATGAAAGTTGCTATTACTTTTATAGGTACTAATAGGTATCTTGATTATCTTCCAAAGTATTATGAGAATATAGAAAAGTATTTCTTACCTAATACTGAAAAGGTTATACTTGCATTCACTGATGGTGAGTTGAATGATACACCAGACAATCTTAAAGTATATCCTCAAGAGCATTTAGATTGGCCATTCATTACTCTTAAAAGATTTGAGATTATTAATAAAGCAAGAGATGTTATTGATGAGTGTGATTGGTTAGTCTTTATAGATGCTGATGCTATACCTGTAACCACTATTACTGAAGAAGAGTTCCTTACAGATAAACCTTTGTTTGGTGTTCATCATCCATGTCATTACCTTGGTATGGATCCACATACTAAAGCACCAGGTGCATATGAACAGAATCCAAAGTGTGAAGCATATGTAGATGTTTCTAAATCACTTCCTCCTGTTTATTGGCAAGGATGTTTATGGGGTGGTAAAGTACCTCATGTATGTGCTATGATAGATGAGTTAGCAGCAAGAGTTGATCGTGATTTAGAGAATGATATTGTTGCTGTGTGGCATGATGAAACACAGATCAATAGATACTTTTTAGAAAGAACCGAGGATGTTCATACCTTTGATCCTTCGTATGCATTTCCTGAAGTATTTGAATCATATTGTAACTTTTCTCCAAAGATTGTTCATCTTGCAAAAGATAACTCTAAATATCACCAGTAATTGAAACATATGAAAAATTGTAATCGCTTCATTCGTAACTCTGATTTGCCAGAAGCAATGAGAATTAGAGATGAGAATGGTTGGATACAGAAATATCCTCATCAGACAAGTTTAGGTAATCATTGGAATAGAGGTGAAGCATTACTCAAGTGGGTATTTGCGTTACGTAATTTTGGTATAGGTGAAAGTGGTAAAAAGGTAATAGATCTAGGAACAAATAATGGATGTGTGCCTCATGTAGTTGCAGACTGGGGAAATGAAACGATAGCGATGGACTATATCAATCCTGATTATCCACCCCCACCATCTGCATGTGAGATGTTAGTAGCAGATGCTTTTACATGGTTGCCAACATTAGAAGAAGAAAGTATAGATGTTGTATTTGATATATGTGCAGTTCATTTATTTGATATTACACATGACGAAGAGATTGGTAACTATGGATTGCTTAAAATTGGAAAGTTGGTTCATAGAATTTTAAAGACAGGTGGGAGATTTATTATTTCATCTGACGCTGGTGATGAAGATCATGGTGAGTTCTCTAATGCAGAAACATTTATTAAGATGATTGAGAAGTCTGGATTAAAGTTAACTTCTCCATTTGATTACACAGTAGATGATGATACCTTCTACAGTAAACCCTATAAAGTTGTTACACTAGTATTTGAAAAAACATGAATTTGAAAGATTTGGAATTGGTCACTGCTCTTGACCAAAGTTTTTATGATGGTTTTAATTCTTTTATGTTGAGTTCCGACTTAAAAGTATTCGGAAAACTATTAGCACGGATGCAATTGTTTGATGCTGTAAAAGATATACCAGGTGATATCGTTGAGTGTGGTGTATTCAAAGGAACTGGTCTCTTTACTTTCTTAAAGTTGAAGAGATATTTTTGTCCTAATACAGGTAAGAAAGTTATTGGATTTGATTTCTTTGATTCAGAGAAGTTGACTTCTAGTTTATCTGAACAGGATAAAGAAGCAATGACCACTCTATTTGAGGGTAGAAACTTCCAACACGAATCCTCCTTCCAAACTGAACTGGACTATACTATTCGTAAGTCTGGTTTTGAGGATCATGAATATGAACTTATAGGTGGTGATATATCGAAAACTGTGTTAGAATTTGTATCACAAAGACCTGGTGCAAAAATTTCTTTATTGTATCTGGATTTAGATTTAGAAGTTCCAACCTATGATACTCTTACCGCATTGTGGGATAGGGTTAGTAGTAATGGCATAGTTGTTTTTGATGAGTATGCATTTCATAACTGGTCTGAATCTGTTGGAGTTGATAGATTCTTTGCAGATAAAAAAGTAAAGATCGAATCTCTTAATTTTGTTGCACCTTCTGCTTACGTTGTAAAACCATGAACAATAAACTTGTTATCTTTGACCTAGATGGTGTCCTTATTGATAGTAGGGACATGCATTATGATGCACTTAACCGTGCTCTTGCAAAGGTAGATGAGAAATATGTTATAACAAGAGAGGAGCATTTAAGTGTCTATGACGGTCTTCCAACTACAAGAAAACTAGAACTCCTTACAGAGAAGAAAGGTTTACCTGTGAATGAATATGATCAGGTATGGGAAGATAAGCAGAAAGCAACTCTGGATATATTCTCTGAACTAAAACCAGACTATGAGTTGATGCATTACTTCCAGCAACTTAAAGATAAAGGATACAATATAGCAGTTGCAAGTAACAGTGTACGTAATACTGTTAAACTTGTTTTACTTCGTTTAGGATTGCTAGAGTTTGTTCATTACTTCTTGAGTAATGAAGATGTATTCAGAAGTAAACCATTCCCTGAAATGTATTGGCGTTGCATGATAGCATGTGATGCTCTTCCAAAAGATACTGTTATTTTTGAAGACAGTCATATTGGTAGACAGGGTGCATTAGATAGTGGATCGCATCTAATTGCTATTGAAGATAGACCCGATCTCGATCAAAGTAAGATTGATAAGGTTTTTAAGATCCTTGACACACAAAAAGTAACACACATCCCTTGGAAATCAGAAAAAATGAATGTTTTAATTCCTATGGCAGGTGCTGGCAGTCGTTTCGCACAAGTTGGATATAGCTTTCCGAAGCCTTTGATAGAGGTAAATGGCAAACCAATGATACAAGTGGTGCTAGAGAACCTTAATATTGAAGCAAACTACACTTTTGTAGTTCGTAAGGAGCATTATGATAAGTATAGTCTACAATATCTTCTCACTTTGATTGCACCTAATTGTAACATTGTTCAAGTTGATGAATTGACAGAAGGATCTGCTTGCACTACGATGTTAGCGAAAGAATTTATTAATAATGATGATCCTCTTCTTCTCGCAAACTCCGATCAGTTTATGGAGTGGAATAGTAATGAGTGTCTTTATGCTTTTAATGCTGATGGTATTGATGGGGGTATATTAACCTTTAAGGCAACTCATCCTAAATGGTCTTATGCTAAAGTTGGTGCTGACGGATTTGTATCAGAAGTAGCAGAGAAGAAACCAATCAGTGAGGATGCAACAGTAGGTGTATATTATTGGAAGAAAGGTTCTGACTATGTTAAGTATACAGAGCAGATGATTGAAAAGGATATTAGAACCAATGGTGAGTTCTATATTTGTCCAGTATTTAATGAAGCGATTGCTGATGGTAAGAAGGTAAGGATTAAAGAGATTGAAAGAATGTGGGGTATAGGAACTCCTGAAGATCTATCTTATTTCTTGGAACATTACAAAGGATGAAACTAATTGCCCATCGGGGAAATACACATGGACCTGATGCTAAACAAGAAAACAATCCTGATTACATTGACAAATGTTTATCGGAAGGGTATGATGCAGAGATTGATGTACGGTATGATTCTTTAACCACTGTCTTTTGGTTGGGTCACGATGAACCTCAATACAAAGTAAGTTGGAAGTGGATGGCAAACCGTTCTGAACTTCTATGGATACATTGTAAAGACATCACAACTCTACATGAGTTTACCAAGTATGAACATGCAGGGTATCAGTATTTTTGGCACGATCAAGATGACCATACTCTAACCAGTAATAAGTATATCTGGACATTTCCAGGTAAACCTTATACTCCAAAATCCATAATGGTTATGCCAGAATGGAATACAAAAATAAGTAATCTAAATGATTTGAGAGCAGTTAATTGTTATGCAATCTGCAGTGACTATGTTGCACATCTACAATAGAGGTATCTAATGGCAAATGTTTTTACTAGAAACTTGAACGATCCTATGAATAAGGTTCAGCAAAGTATTAAGGATAAGATGATTGAGGTCACTAAACTTGAGTTGACTGATAAAGCATCCTATCATGCCTATGAAGAAGTATATCCTTTTCTATTAGATAAGTTTATAGGTAAGAAGTGTAATATGTTAGAGGTTGGTATGTCATGGGGTGGAGGGATGCAAATTCTTTCTGAACTTTTCCCTGATTCCAATATCTATGGGGTGGATTGGGATGTATCTTTACTACGAATTGATACAAAAAACTGGTCTAATATGACTATCTTTGAGTCAGATCAACGTGATCCTACTCTTGCTGATAAACTTCCTATGTTAGATTTTGTGACAGAGGATTGCTCACATCAGATGCAAGATTCTATTAAGACATTTGAGATATTAGAACCAAAGTTAAATCCTGGTGCAGTCTATGTGATTGAAGATGTATATCCACAATTCTGGGATGCCTATTGTGCGGATGGAAGATTTGATATGTATGACGTAACGCATGTAAAGGATAGAGCAGATGATCGTCTTGCTGTTTATACGAAACCAGAATGAGAATAGCAGCATGTTTTGCGGGACAACCTCGTTTTATTAATGAGTGTGCTCCTAGCATTTTACAAAATGTATTCAAGGATCAGCAGGTAGATGTCTTTGCACATTTATGGTTCTGTGATGAACTCCATAATGAAACCTTTAAGTATGGTGGAGATGGTGGATGGGAGAACTATAGAATACCCAAGACTGCTGTTGATGATTTTATTCGGCACTATAAACCAATTGATCTTAAGGCAGAACCTAGCGTTCATTTCTATGATCCATACATGGAAGAAGGGTTTGATATACCATTGAATAAGTATTGGGGTGGTGGTAATGGTGAACCGAACTATATGCCCAGACAGATAGATAGAACTCTTTCTAACTTCTATAGTCAGAGTGAGGCATGTAAGTTGAAGTCACTCTATGAGTATAATAATAAGTTTAAGTATGATTGGGTATTCAAGTTTAGACCAGATGTACAGGTTCATAATCCAATTAACCTAGAAGATTATACACCACATGCTTTTAATTGCATGGCACATACTTGTGGGTTTGATAGTCATATAAATGACTGGTTTGGATTTGCAGGATCTGATATAATGGATGTATTCATGGGTGTATTTCCTATGTTCCAGAGAATATTTGATCTAACAAAGTATAATAATGATGGAGCATGGGACAATGAAACATTACATGCTCAAGCTCTGCATCAGATGGGTGTGGAGATAAAGAAACATCCTTTCGCTCTTACTGTACCAAGGTTATGAAGATTGTTATTTGGGGTCATCCCCTTTATTCACACACCCATTCATATGTCCATCAAGGATATTATGATGGGTTTAAAAGTTTGGGGCATGAGGTCTATTGGTTTCATGATGATGAGTATCCATTGGACTTTGACTTTACAAATACTCTATTCATAGGTGAGGGGTTTGCTGATAAGAAGATACCAATCAATGATAGTAGCACATACTTTATCATGTATCTTCCTGATCCAAGAAAGTATGATGGTGCAAAGAGACTTGTTGATGTAAAACTAACTGCTGTTAACTTTAAGGATCATATTATTGAGTGGTCTTTTGATGAGAGTAAGTGTCAGAGCATGGGACCAAGTGTATGGTTTGAACCAAAGACTAATGAATTAATTAAGTTGAAGAATGATTATATTGATGTAGAGATCCCTGACTATGACAAGATGTATATTAGTTGGGCAACTAATCTTCTACCCGATCAGATAAACTTTGATGATATGTATATGGAAAGAGAGAATGCCATATACTTCTGTGGCACTATCTCTCCTCATGGTGTATGTGAGAACTGGTCTAACTGGGAACCATTCATACAACAGTGTTCAGAGAATGGTATAGACTTCCATTGTAATGATGTATGGTCAAATCCACTACCATTCAGCGAAGTTCAGAAACAGGCACAGAAATCTATTCTAGGTGTTGATATTCGCAGTAAAGAACATGTTAGACAAAGACTAGTTACCTGTAGAGTCTTTAAGAATATAAGTTATGGTCACTTGGGTATGACTAATTCAGAACAAATCTATCAAGAGATGGATGGTAACTGTATATACAATCCAGATCCTGCTGAATTGTTTCATGAAGGGATGGCAAATAGAGAAAACTATGATATGATACGTAAAGGTATGCAATACGTAAAAGAGAACCATACATACATCAATCGTTGTAAGTCGGTTCTTAAGATCTTTGAGGAAGGTGAATGAAGACTGCCCTAATTACAGGTATTACAGGTCAAGATGGTTCATATCTTGCTGAACTACTATTAGAAAAAAATTATAGAGTACATGGATTGATCCGTAGAAACTCCACATCAGATGGGACAGATCGAATCAATCATTTACTCAAGCTCCCTACTATCACATTACACTATGGTGATATGACGGACTTTGCTTGTATTGCACAACTGATAAAAGATATACAACCAGATGAGATATACAATTTAGCAGCACAGAGTCATGTAAAGGTATCATTTTCTAATGCTTTATATACTGCTGATGCTAACGGTCTAGGAACTCTTCGTATTCTTGAAGCAATTAAACTTCTAGGTATGGAGAAGACTACTAGATTTTATCAGGCAGCAACGTCAGAGATGTTTGGTGAGGTGCAGTCAATACCACAGAGAGAAGATACACCTTTCTATCCACGTTCTCCTTATGGTGTAGCAAAGTTATATGCACACTGGATCACCAAGAATTATCGTGAAGCATATGGTATGTTTGCTTGCAGTGGTATTCTATTCAACCATGAATCTCCACGTAGAGGTGAGACATTTGTAACTCGTAAGATTACAAAGACACTTGCAGAGATTAGAAACGGTAAGAGAATTATCCCATTAGAACTAGGTAATTTAGATGCCAAGAGAGATTGGGGTCATGCAAAGGATTATGTAGAAGCAATGTGGTTGATGCTACAGCAAGAAGAACCAGAAGATTTTGTTATTGCAACAGGTCAACAACATACTGTAAGAGAGTTTGTTGATGCGGCTTTTGATTATATGGGATATAGTATAGAATGGGTTGGAGAAGGATTAAAAGAAGTTGCTAAAGACTATGGCACAGGAGAAGTGCTAGTTAAGATTAACCCAGAGTTTTATAGACCTGCTGAAGTAGATTCTTTGGTGGGTGATTGCACTAAAGCAAAAGAAACATTGGGGTGGAAACACAACTATTCTTTCACTCAATTGGTGGAAGAGATGTGTAAATATGATCTAGAACATACAAGAGATTGATTATGGAAAAGAATGCTACTATCTTCGTTGCAGGACACAAAGGTCTTGTAGGTTCTGCAATTGTTCGTAAACTTGGAGAAGAAGGGTATGCGAATATTATTACACGTAACAGACAGCAGTGTGATCTAACTAATCCTATTCAGGTCAAAGCACTCTTTGAAGAGAATAGAATTGATTATGTGTTTGATGCTGCTGCAAAGGTAGGTGGTATCAAAGCAAATGATACTTATTCAGCAGAGTTCATCTATGAGAACACAATGATTCAGACTAACCTGATTCATTATGCTTATAAACATTTTGTTAAAAAGTTCTGCTTCTTGGGATCAGTTTGTATCTATCCAAAGTATGCACCTACACCTGTGAAGGAAGAGTCTTTGTTGTGTGGTGAGTTAGAACCTACTAATGAAGGATATGCTGTTGCAAAGATACACGGCATTGAGATGTTGAAGATGTATAATAAGCAGTATGGTTTTAAGGGTGTATCTATTATGCCTTGTAATCTATATGGTATGGGAGATAACTTCCATCCAGAGAACAGTCATGTGATTCCTGGTATGATCAGAAGATTTCATGAAGCAAAAGGAGATACTGTTGAGTGTTGGGGTGATGGTACTCCAATGAGAGAGTTTATGTATTCTGATGATATAGCAGATGCTTGTGTATTTGCTATGAATAATTATGAGAATGCAGAGTTAATTAATGTTGGTTCGGGTGAGGATGTATCTATCAAAGAACTTGCTGAAACTATTGCTTCTGTAACAGGATATAAAGGTGAGATAGTTTGGGATACAACCAAACCAAATGGAACTCCCAAGAGACCATTAGACTACTCTAAAATATCTAAACTGGGGTGGAAACCGAAGTATAAATTAAGAGAAGGACTTGAAAAGTCTTATCAATGGTTCTTGGAGAATTGCGTCTGATGAAAGTAACTTTTGTTTCTGCACTCTTTGACATCAATAGGGTTGATGGTCGTAAGTGGGAGGAGTATCTTAAATGGTTTGAGATTACTCTTAAGTTAAGAGTTCCTATGGTTTTGTTTCTTGACAGAGACATGCAAGAGTATATTGATGAGAGAAGAGGAGATATGTTCAGTGATAATGAGTATCTAAAAACTCAAACTCTGTATCAGACTGTAGAAGATATACCTTATTATGGATTGAAGGATCAGATACAAGAGATATTAGATTCGGATCGATATAAGAATGATATGTCAGATCCTGAAAGGATAGAATGTAAGCAAGCAATGTATCCTATCATTCAGTATTCTAAATTCCCTTGGCTTACTCAAGCAGCAGAAATGAATCCACATGATTCAGATTACTTTTTTTGGTTAGATGCTGGTGGTTCAAGATTCTTTGAAGACTATGATCTAACACAGAACTATCCTAGTGAAGAAGCAAAAAAAGCATTGGAAGAGATGGGAGAAAGTTTCTTGGTTCAGATGAATACTGAATACTATACTGATCTTGTTAATGCAAAAACATTAAGCACTGATTACCTTTACGATAATAGGTCTTATGTGTTAGGATCTATGTTTGGAGGACATAAAAAGTCCATATTCAAAGTTTGTGAGTTGGTTCATGATGTTCTTACCAAAGACATGCTTGCAAATAAAACAATCAACAATGAACAGATAGCATTGGGATACCTAATTAAGAAGTATCCTAATGAGTTTTCTCTTTATGAGAGAACCAATCAAAAACACATGGCACTTTTTCATGAACTAGGATGAAAGTATCAATAGTCGGACCAGGCATTATGCCTATCCCACCTACGGGGTGGGGAGCAGTGGAGATTCTAATATGGGATCAGAAACTAGCACTAGAAAAACTAGGACATGAGGTTGATATTGTTAATACTCAAAGTCCTGTTGAGATTTTATCTCAAGTAAATAAATTTAGACCTGATTTTGTTCATATTCAGTATGATGATTTTATTGAACTTTATCCTTATGTCCAGTATCCCTGTGCAATTACAAGTCATTTTGGATACCTTGAACAGACTAATAAATGGGACTATTATGGCGAACGAATTGCCAAACCATTTGGTACAATACAGCCAAACGTGTTTTGTTTATCTAGTGGAATCAAAGATGTGTATGCTAATGTATTAAACATACCTAAAGATAAACTTTTTGTAACTCCTAATGGTGTGAACGTAGATAAGTTTAAATTTAAAGAACTACCTTTGACTGAAGATTTAACAAAGAGTATCTACCTTGCAAAGATAGACTATCGTAAGAGACAATATATGTTCCAGTCTATTAAGAGTTTATATTATGCAGGAAATACTGCTGACCCTAGATTTGATACCAGTAATAATTACCTTGGTGAATGGTCGAAAGAAAAGTTATACAATGATTTGACAGAGTATGGTAATCTTGTGCTATTATCTGATGGTGAAGCACATCCACTTGTATGTTTAGAAGCATTTGCTGCTGGTCTAGGAGTAGTTGTAAGTCAATTTGCTACTGCTAATTTAGATCTTGACAAAGATTTTATCACAGTCATACCAGAGGACAAGATGAATGATATTGAGTTCATTGATACTGAATTATTAAGGAATAGATATTATTCTGTTAATCATCGTCAAGAGATTTTGGATTATGCGAAGACCTTTGATTGGTCAGAGGTTGTAAAAAATTATTATATACCTGCTATGGAAACTATTATTGGTAACTACAAATGAAAGTTGAACTAGGTCGTTATGAATTAGACTTGGACTTTGATCCAAGAGTAGAAAGGAATTCTACTGATGAGATGATTCCTATTGAAGACATTGGTTTTGTTTACAACTGTGTATTCAAGCAGAAGGCAGCATTTGTTCATTCAGTAGAAAGGATTAGAGAAGTATATCCTGATTCAAAACTATACTGTGTGTCTGATGGTGGATTAGATTACTCTTTCCTACAGGATGAGAATCTAGAAACTACAATGGAAGATGATACACTTTCTATACTAAAGCACATCAATCCTCAAACTTATAAGCAACCTGAAATGCAAGATGCTATTAAGAAAGGTATTGCAGCAACACTTGATAGAGTAGAACGTGGTATTAAGTTCTGTGGCAATCCTGAATGGACTTGTGTTACAGAACCTGATGTATTGATTCGTGGTAAGGTTAGTTATCCTAAAGGTGCTAAACTTCTAGGGTCAAGAGTAAACTATGCATGGTTAAGTGAAGAGTGTTTGGATATGTTCATGGGTATGAATGGTCTTTTAGGTGAGATTGAAGGTGCTATACCTGTGGTTAGATGGGGTGCGGTTCCTGTGATATTCCATACTGAAACATTCTTAAAAGCATTGAAAGTTTATAGAGAGAATTTTGAGTTGCTTGATAAGTTGACAGAGCATCATTATAATCCAGGTGTATTTGATCTCCTATTCCCTCTAGTCTTTGCACTGGTAGGGGAAGAAGAAGTTTACACTAGTGAGATTACAGAGTGTCTTCGTAACCCTCAATGGTATACATCAGGACATCCTGTAGTTCATCAGTACAGAGAATATTACGAAGATTCTGACTGGGTTTCAAAACCTTCTTGATAAAACTATATTGTTGTGCTAGAATTTGAGCACATAGATTAATCGTATGAATCGTATCAAAGATTACGAGAAATTGAAATTTGACATTGATAGGTGGTTGAAAGATTATTATTACTTTCATGGTATCAGTGCATTTGTGGTAGGAGTATCTGGGGGAATTGATTCCGCAGTTGTTTCTACCCTTTGTGCTGAAACAGAACTACCAACTTATGTTCTGACAATGCCTCTTCATTCAAAAGATAATAATACTAAACTATCAGAAGCACATGCTTACGGATTAGTTGAGAAGTATTCTAATGTTAAATTAGTTAATGTTGATTTAACTAGAACATATGATACATTGATGACTTGGATTGATGATACCTTCACTGGTAATCAACTTGCAAATGCAAATACCAAGTCTCGTCTTCGTATGGTTACACTCTATCAGGTTGCAGGATCTGTTAGAGGTATAGTTGTTGGCACTGGTAATAAGGTAGAGGATTATGGAATTGGTTTTTATACTAAGTATGGTGACGGTGGCGTTGATATTGCTCCGATTGCTGATTTATATAAAACAGAAGTGAGAGAATTGGGTGTTCATTTAGGAGTCTCTTCTGACATCATCAATGCAAAACCAACTGATGGTTTATGGGATGATGGTAGAAGTGATGAAGATCAGATTGGTGCAACCTATTCTGAATTAGAGGAGGCAATGGAGAAAGGAACTGGAAGAGCGATAGATATACTTGAAAAATTTAATACACAAAACAAACACAAGATGGAACCTATTCCTACATTTAAATTGGAGAAAGTATGATGACTAAAGTTGCAATGATTGGTGTAGGCAAGTTAGGTCAAGCCTGTGCTGAAGTTATGGCAGAAACATATCCTCTTGTAGGGTATGATGTTGCACCTAGAAATCCAAAGAACTTCCCTATGGTTGATACCATGAAGGAAGCAGTAGAGTATGCTGACATAATCTTTGTTGCTGCTCCTACTCCACATGATCCAAAGTATGATGGAAGAGAACCCACTGCACATCTTCCTAATAAAGACTTTGATTACACTATTGTAAAAGGTATATTGGCAGAGGTAAATCAATTTGCTAATAGAAAGCAGTTGGTTGTATTGATCTCTACTGTTCTACCTGGTACTACTAGAAGGGAGTTAGAACCTCTTATAACCAATGCTAGGTTCGTTTATAATCCTTACTTGATTGCGATGGGTACAGTGGCATGGGACTTCACTAATCCAGAGATGCTCATGATCGGAACTGAAGATGGATCAGAGACTGGTGATGCAAAAGAGTTGATTGATTTCTATGCTCCTATGATGGAGAACAGTCCTCGTAATGTGGTAGGCACATGGGATGAGTGTGAGTGTATTAAGATCTTCTATAACACATTCATATCTGCCAAGATCAGTCTAGTAAATATGATTCAGGATGTTGCAGAGCGTCAAGGTAATATTAATGTGGATGTAGTTACAGATGCTTTGAAGAATTCTGATCAAAGAATCATGGGACCACGTTACATGAAGGCAGGTATGGGTGATGGTGGTGCATGTCATCCTCGTGACAACATTGCATTGCGTTGGATGTCAGAAAATCTTAAGTTAGGTTATGATCTCTTTGATTCTATTATGGAAGCAAGAGAAGTTCAAGCACGTAATCTTGCGGAGAGATTGGTTAGAACAGGGTTGCCTGTAGTGATTGTAGGTAAAGCATATAAACCTCATGTAGAGTATATTGCGGGGTCATATAGCATCCTTGTAGGACACTATGTTGAAAAGTTTGGAGTTAGTGTTTATTATGATGATGATTATACTGGAGATAAACCACCTGAAGATCTTGGAGCTGCTGCATATCTGTTAGCACATGATCCTGCTACTACTTTCTTGGGTTGTTTAGATCCTGATCCAGAGAAGCAACAGAAAGATATCTTCCCAGAAGGTTCTGTTATTATAGATCCTTGGAGAAAATGTCCAAAGATTGTTGGATGTGATGTAATTCATTATGGAAACACTAGACTCAATGGATAAGAACAAATCTATACATAAACTCAAAGGAATTGCTCCCATTTATTGTATCAATCTAGATGGTCAACCAGAGAGATGGGAGTATATGGAGAACCAATTTAAGTATTGGGAGATAGAAAACTATACTCGTATTTCTGCATACGATGGTAGAGATGATGATTTGAGTGACATTATAAAAGGAACTTATCCTACAATGATGTCATCAGGTGAGATAGGTTGTACTACTTCTCATTTAAAAGCAATGAAGGAGTTCCTCAAGACCGATGCTCCTTATGCAATCATGATGGAAGATGATTGTGATTTGGAGTTAGTAAAGTTTTGGAACTTCACATGGGCAGATCTATTTGCACACTTCCCCTATGATTGGGATGTTGTTCAGATGGCAATCATATGTACAGGAGATTTACATGTCAGACTTCATAAGAGATTTGTAAATGATTTCTCCACTGCTTGCTATGCTATTACCAGATATCATGCAGAGAAACTCGTCAGATTGCATTGTAGAGGGAAGAAGTATAAATTAGATCAAGGAGTGAAACCAAGACCTGTTGCAGACGATTTAATCTACAATTCAGGTAATACATTTGCTATTCCATTATTCATGTATAAGGTAGAGTTGGGTTCAAGTATTCATCCAGAGCATGTGGATGTCTTTCATAAAGGTAATCATGAAGCATTATGGGGATATTGGTCACAACAAGGAGCGAGTATGAGTATTGCAGAGCAAATGAATTATGATCCATATCTTGGAAGGGTGACAGAAAATAGTCAAATGAAGCAAAAACAGCAGCAAGAGTGACAACCAGATAAGTGACTGTCATATATTGACACCGTTTTAATAATCTGGTATTATAAATAATATGAACTGGCATATGTGCCAGTTGTAACAATTACAAAGGACTCGAAGAATCGTAACCCTGCGTAGAGAAAAGATTCCCATGTCGGGGAGTCTATCATCCGCAGGTTTTTTACTTGCGAGACAAAATAAAAACAATCATGTCTATTAAATCAACATTAGCTGCTGCAGCAGCTGCACCTTTTCTACTTTCTTCAGCCGCTTTTGCTGGTCCTTACGTGAACGT